CGGCGTTCGTCCTGGGCGGCGGGCGGCTCCAGACGCCGGTCGGCGCCGGACGGCCGATCTGTGCCTCGACAACCGGTAGCCGCAAGGCTTTCGTCCTCGGCGCAGGCGCAACCGGCCTGGGCCTCATCGTCGACGGTACCTCAGCCTGAGAAGGAGACCTCCCCCGTGCCCTACAACCCGACCAACCCGCCCACCGAGCCCGTCTACGCGCCCGCGACGAAGCCGATCGACACGTACTACTTCACGACGGTCCGGATCGATCTTCAGCCGGCGAACCCGGCGGAGACGGTCATCCACGTCGAGTGGAACGAGGGCTTCATGGACGGTGGGAACTTCGTAGCATCGACTCGCAAGGTGGCGGACCTCTCGGGTCCGACCCTGCTCGCTGCGATGAACCAGCCGGTGACGCCCGGTAGCACGCACTACGACGACTTCCGGAACGCGCTCTGGGACTACATGGAGGCAGAAGGGCTCATCCCGCCGGGAAGCGTCACCTAGCCCCGGGGAGGGGGGTAGCCTCCCGAAATCCGCATTTAGGGGGAGACCCCGTGAAGAAGCTCCCCCGAATCGACCAGGGACGGTACGTCGGCGAGGCCGCCCTCCAGGTCCCGAAGATCCGGGACGCCGAGGCCCTGGTCATCGTCGCGGGCGAGGTCGACGCCGCGCTCGGACACCTCGGCGAAGGGTTCGTCTACCTCGGGAGAGGTAGCTTCGTTCTGGCCGCGCAGGAGCTTTTCTGGGCCGAGATGACCGATACCGTCCCCGACTGGGGGCGCGAATGACCGTCGTCGAGGGGCTCCGGATTGCTCGGCAACGCCTGCTCGACAAGAACGTGGCGCGAACGGAGTCCGGGTACTTCATCGCGGCGGTCGACCGGCAGCAGGCCGACGAGCTGCGCTGGGCCGGCTCCCCGCTCGTGAAGACGCCCGACTTCGCGCTCCCCACGGACGTGCGCAAGGCGATCGGGGACGCGACGTTCGTCGGCGTCCTGTTCGGCGATCTCGTGGTCGTGAGGATCGCGAGATGAATCCCGCACACCGCGTTGACCTCCCGAGCGTTCTCGATGCAGAGGGCGACGGGGTAGCGTTGGAGTTCCACGAGGGTTTCTCGACGATGGTGAACCTCGGGCTCTTGCTCGGATGGCTCCGCGAGAACCGCCCGGACTTGCTGGGGGCGCCGTGACCCACGAGCTGAAGTGCTGGCCCGCGCAGTTCCAGGCGGTCGTCGACTGCTCGAAGACGTTCGAGTTCCGGAGGGCGGATCGCGCATTCGCCGTCGGAGACTGGCTCGTGCTTCGCGAGTTGGACCCGGTGACCGAGACGTACACGAACCGGAGCGTACGCAGGCTCGTCACCTACGTGCTCTCCGAAGGGTTCGGGCTGCGAGAGGGCTACGCGATCCTCGGACTCGAAGACCCGCGGATCGGGCACCTACGCCAGATCGCCGAGATGTTTCGGAAGGAGTTCGGATCGTGAAGAAGAACCTCGTGCTCGCCTTCGTCGTGCTCGGCATCACCATCGCTGCGTCGTCGCGCGCGCCGATCTACTTTGCAGCCGAGCGCTTCTACGAGTCGTGCCAGGGCGGGCAGATGTACTTCAAAGCCAAGGGCTACGAGGCGGAACGCGTCGTCGGCTGCGCGGAAGTCGCTCGGAGGATTCGGTGAAGCTCTACGTCGGTGCGGTCCGGATCATCCCGGCTGGGCGGACGAACCCGTACGGCAGCAGCCTTGGTGGACCGGAGCGCAAGGCCGCGCTGAAGGACTTCCGCGACGGTCGCCTCCCTCCCAGCCTCGCGGCCTGGTACGCGCCCCTCAGCGGCGGTGGGGGTCCTCGTCAGCTCACCGATCCGAGCGAGGTCGACTGGGAGTCGGCGGGGCTCGCGCCATGATGCTCGATGAGGACGAAGCTCCACCGCCCGCGGGCAAGTGGCCCGAGGGTTCCCCACCCCCGAGTAGGGCCGAGCCGACTATGAACCACGTCGTCCGAGCCCACGGCTGGTGCCCGGAGTGCAAGCGCCACCTCGACAACTGCGTCTGCGATGGGGCCGAGCCCGGCTCCATCTTCGAGGTCCCGTGATCCGGATCGCGCAGGCCGAGATCCGCGTGGACGGAGACGGAGCCGCGCTCGATGACCTGAAGCGCATCGTGACGCTCGTCCACGCGCTGCGCCGGCTCGTCGGGAGGGATTGTCCGGACTGGCTTGCTCAGCTCTCGAAGACGTTCAAGGTGTACCGATGATCGCCGCGGTGAAGGCGGGCTACGTCCACAAGGGTTGCGGCGGAGTCTGGGAGCCGTGCCCGGGATGGGTGGCGCGCTATCGGTGCTGCAACTGTTGGGCGCTCGGGCTCCGCGAGCGCCTGGTCACGGCGTCGCGGGCCGCGACGGGCGACGTCTCCGCGTACGGACGGATCTCCATTCGCCCCTACCTCTGCGCCAGGCGCGTGAAGGGTAAGTCGTGTGGCAGGGTGGCCACGCGACGCGTGCGGAAGGTCTGCTACTGCGCGGAGCACGCGCCGGAGACGTCGTGAAGGAACGTCAGCAGCTCTGGAGGAACATCGAGCGGGCGCTCATCACGTTCGACGAGGACGGGATGCGCTTCGTGCTCGTCGTCGCCCTCATCCGAGGGATGGACGCGGAGGAACTCGACAAGCTGCTCGAACACCTCGCTGCCTCGAAGGCGGTCGCCGAGGGAGTCGCGTCGGTCACGACGACCTTCGTCGCCGGTTGCTCTCACCCCGCGGAGTCGCGCATGCAGATCGTGTCCGGCAAGATCCGCACTGCTCGGATGCACGTCGAGCAGTGCGGATCCTGCGGAGCGACCCGTTCCGTCTTCGATGAAGAACATGAATGGGGGCCGTGGAAGCCGAAGTCCCCGCTTGAGGATGGCGAGACCACGCGGACCTCGGGGGCTTGATGTGCTCGCATCCCGACGAGTTCGTGCTCCCGCTCACCTGGGCGGGTGCGATCGGTGAACACCGATGGTGTACCCGCTGCGGCGCTCTCAGCGACAAGGCCGACGACTCCGAGCACTGGACGCCGTGGGTCTTGCCGTACAACTCCTATCAGAACGACCCGAAGAAAGGCTCCTCGATGACCGGCAACAACACGCTCGAACTCAACCAGGCGACCATCGTCGAGGCGGTCCAGATGTACCTCGACTCGCGGTTCAAGGAGGGCTGCTCGCCGAAGGTGATGAAGGTCGCGACGAAGTCGACGAACACGTACAACCAGGACACGGTGTTCGTGTTCGACGTCGAGTCGCCAATGCTTAAAGCGGGGCTCTGATGGCCACCCTCGAAGAAGCGGTCGAGGCCGCGGCGCAGGCGGCTCACGAGGCAAACCGCGCGTACTGCGAGGCGCTCGGGGACCACTCCCAGCTTCTCTGGAGCGCCGCCTCCGACGAGCAGCGCGAGAGCGCTCGCGAGGGTGTTCAGAACGTCCTCGCTGGCGCGAGTCCCCGGGCGAGCCACCAGGCGTGGTGGGAGAGGAAGCATCGGGAGGGCTGGACCTATGGGGTTCTGAAGGACCCGATTCTCCGTACCCACCCCTGCTGCGTTCCCTTCGATGCGCTCCCCCAGGAGCTTCGGATGAAGGACGCGATCTTCGTCCGGGTCGTGGGGGCGCTCCTCACCGCGCTCGGGCATCCTCCGGTGTTCCGATGACCCGAGAGGAACTCACGCGCCGACTCGAAGTCGCCTGCGACGCGGTGGACGGCATCCCCGACTGCGAGTTCGTGCTCATCGCCTACGACCGGGTCGGGACGGTGATCCGCGCGACCGATCCGGACCGGGATCGCACCGCGGGGGTGCTCCGCTACCTCGCCGACCAGATCGACGCCGCCGTCGACGTTCGCGCGAGGTCCCTGTCGTGACCATCGATCCTCCCCCGTGGTTCCGCGTCCTCGCCATCCAGCGCGCCGAGGGCAATCCGCTTCAGACGACGGTGCTCGTCGACGGCGGGCACCCGGCAATCGAAGTAGGGGACCGGCTCGCCGCCGCGATGCTACTCGACGACCGCCCGCTCCCCCCCGGGGACGACCCCGGTTCGGAGTAGTATCTCGTGATTCGTCTCGCCGGGGAGGTGGAAGTGGAGCCGCAAGTCCTTCAGGCGTTAAGGGACGCCATCGCCGCGCTCTCGAAGGCCGAAAGCGTCCTCGACGACCTGGACCGCCCCGCGCTCGCCCACGCCCTTACCACTCTCCGAGCGCTCGACCATCTTCTCGACAAGCACGCCGAGGCTACTCTCGACCTCCGGATGTCCCGCCTGCGCCTTCAGGCCCTTCTAGGCCAAGAGGACGAGGAGAAGACTCCCGTCGACCATCCCCGGAAGGCTTCCCAGCAGCTCCGGATCAGGAAGCCCGGCGCCCCGTGAGGTGCCGGGACAAGATCACCTTCCCGACGAGGGAGGCCGCCGCGCACCGAGCCAAGGCGGTCCCAGGCCGTCTACCAGTGCCCCGACTGCCGCCTCTTTCACCTGACCAAGAACGCCCAGTCCCCCGACGACCGTACCCGCGCCGAACACGCAACCAACGTCTCCCGGGCTCACGACATCGGCCGGCACGACGCCAAGGGCAAAGCCCTCCGCCTCCGGCTCAGAAAGCGCCACCGCCCGTGATGTTCTCCTCCCCCACCCCTCCCGCCCCGTTCCCCCTCCCCCACTCCAACCCACCCGAGTCCCCGAAGCTCCAGCTCGCCCGGCAACGCTCCCCCAACCTCGCTTCCGCTCCCCGCCCCCTCGGAGTAGCGAGAGAGCCCCGGAAGGACGCGCGGGGCCTACGTTGGATCTACGCGAGGCCGACGCGCCAGGACCCCCCGAAGGACGCCGAGGACCCCTCCGGAGATACGACACTCGCCGGGGTATCGGAAGCGACCTCGCGCGCTCCACGCGCGCGAGGATCGAGCCGTTTCCGGCTCGATCTCTCATCGCGCCTCGGGGGTCGGTACGCTCGTCTCGACCCTCCATGGCTCGCGGGTTTGAGCAACCGCGAGGTCAGCATCGGGATGCGCCATGCTGCGAGTCCTTGCCGGCGTAGGCGGGTTTCCGATCCCCCCCGGGGTCTCCGGTCGTACCCGGCGCTCGGGGCTCCACGCGGGCGATGTGACCCCGGGGGGGTCGCACCTCGGGGGAGGGGGGTGCCAGGGGGGTCGAGGGGGGGTCCGGAGTCGGGGTACCCCCCGGGAGTCCGTGGATGATGATTTCATCCGGGGGCGCCCCTCGTCCGCTTCGTGCCATGAAATTTCATCCGGGGCGTCGCCTCGCGACCCTCGGTCTCCTCCCGGCGGGGCCCTTCCCGGGTCCTCGGGGCTCTCCCCCGGACCTCGACACGATTCCTCTCGACATTGGGCCAAGCATGGACTAGTGATTGAGACGTAGCTCGGAGCTACGGAAAGGAACGGGAGAGAAGATGGTCGGAAGGAATCGGGGGAAGTTCGCGAGGGGGGTCAAGCTGACCGCGGAGGGGTTCGTCTACGTCGAGCGGCTCTCGGCGGAGGTCGAGCGCTACTACTCGGGGGAGGTCGGGTACGAGGAGTTCGGGAGAAGGACGAGGGCGATCTGGGTGGAGATCGAGCGGAGCGGGAGGCGGAAGGGGTTGGTCCTCGCGGCGCTCCGGGAGAAGGCTCCTTACGCGGGGGCTCCGAGATGACCGCCTACTATTCCCGGAACGGGGTCGAGGCGCTCCGGAGGGGGGAGGCGGCGGACCCGGAGAGCTACGACGTCTCCGGGGGTACGGAGGCGCGGGAGAGCTTCCGCGGGCTCCGGAAGGGCGAAGCGGTCGGGACTCTCGCGGAAGCGGAGACCCGGGCGGCCCGGATCGCCCGGGTCGCGAACGACCCCGAAGCGTTCGCGGCGGCGTTCGGCCTGGAGATCGTCGGGGCGACGGCGACCGGGTTCCGGACGCGGAGGCGCCGGAGATGACCCCGCGAGACGTCGACTACTCGGCCATGGAGGTCGGGACCCGGGTCCGGCTCCCGAAAGGGGAGATCGCGGTCTGCCCGATCTGCGGGAAGCCGGGCCTCCGGGGCGTCTACTCCTTCCGGCGGGGGAGGTACCGGATCGGGTACACGCATACCGCGGTACACGACGCGGCGGGGTTCGCTCCCCTGATGATCGACGGCTGCTCGATCGCCGCCTCGAAGCTCTCGGAGCTGCCCGCCTCCGAGCGAGCCGGGCCGCGAGGTCCGGAGCCGGACCCGGCTCGCCGCTACCGGAGACGGGGAGGGTAGTGCCGGACCCGGGCCCCTCGGCATCGACGGGCCTGGTCGATTTCTGCGATTTGGGGGTAGACAACGGCCCTAGCTTGGCCTATCTTTGAATCGTCGGGCGAGACGCCCGAGAAAGGGAAACCAGGGAAGATGACCGAGTACATCGAGAGACGCCGGGCCCGCGCCGAGGAGACGATGGCCGCCCTGACCTTCGGAGTCGAGATCGAGACCTACGGGATCGGGATCGAGCGCGCGGCTCGCGCGGTCGCCGGGGTCCTCGGGTCGACGGACGTCCGGAACGACGGGGGGTACTACGGGCGCTACACGGTCGGGATGGCCGACGGCCGGCGCTGGACGGTCCTCTCCGACGGGTCGATAACCGGCGGGAACGGCGCCGAGGTGGTAACCCCGATTCTCCGCGGAGACGGCGACCTGGAGACGCTCCGGGAGGTCGCCCGGGCCCTCCGCGCGGCCGGCGCGAAGTCCGACGCCGACGGCGGCTGCGGGGTCCACGTCCACGTCGGGCTCGGCCCCTTCGACATCCCGACGGTCGCCCGGGTCGCGAAGATAGTCGGGAAGTACGACGGGTTCATCCGGAAGGCGCTCGGAATCGCCCCGGCCCGCGCTCGGTGGTGCGCCCCCCTCCCCGCGGAGACCATCCACGCGGTCGGCCGGGCCCGGACCCGGGACGCTCTCGCCCGGGCCTGGTACGGGGAGCGGGACCTACGGAGCATCTCTTACCGGATCGGGACGCACTACGACGGGAGCCGCTACCACGGCCTGAACCTCCACTCCTACTTCTACACGGGCCGGGGGACGGCGGAGTTCCGGTACTTCGACGGGACCCTTCACGCCGGGAAAATCGCCTCCTACGTCCACCTCGCCCGGGCGCTCGTCGCGAAGGCGGCGACCACGAGCGGGGCGAGCGCGATTCCGGCCGAATACGACACGCTCGGGAAGGCGACCGCGCTCCTCGCGAACCTGAGCCTCGCGGGCGAGAAGTACAAGACGCTCCGGTTCCACCTCCTCGCGGCCTGGCGCCCCGAGCGCCGCGCGAACCCGGAGAGAGAGGCCGCCTAGATGCCCCTCCCCCCGAGCGGCCCGGGCCCTCCCGGCTACGTCGAGTACCGGTTCCGAGACGACCCCCGGACGATCCGGGGCTTCGACGCGTCCGACGTCGTCGCGACCCTCCGGCTCCGGGTCGCGGTCGGGTTCCCTTCCGAGCTGGCCGAGGGCCCCCTCGGGCCCTTCTGCGCCGCCTTCTCCGCCCGCTCCGGCGCTCCGTACGTCGACCCGGGCCTCCCGGACCACCTCGCCGCCGCGGCGCTCCTCCGCTCCCTGGAGAGCGTCGGGATCGCCGCTCGGGTTGGCCCCGGCCGACTCCGGATCGTCGAGAGGAAACGGAAGTGATCCCTTTACTTAGCCCAAGCTAGGGCCTATACTCTGAGCGTGGCCTCCGAGCCACGGAAAGGAACGAGAAAGATGCCACGCCCCCCAGCTACCGGGCCGCCCCGGAGACTCGTCGGCGCGCTCCGCGCCGCCGCCCGCTACGGAGGCTTCCGCGCGCTCGACGGCCCCTTCGTCGCCGGAACGAACGCCCCGCCCGGAGTCGCGCCCTACCGGCTCGGGTACGCCCGGGCCCTGGTCCGCGCCGGCTACGCGACGCTCGGACGCGACGGGACCTACGCCCTGACGCCGACCGGGGTCATCACCGCCATCACGCTCGGGATCCCCATCGGGGACACGGGCGCGCTGCCCGCGGGCCTCGGATGAAGGTCCACCTCCACGCCATCACGGCGGCGCAGGCAGCCCGAATCGTCGCGAAGGTCCGAGCGCTCGGCTACGACTCCGCGGTGCTCGACGACACGCACGTCGCGGTCGAGACCGAGTCGCGCTCCACGCTCTTTCGCCAGGTCTACGACGACCCCGAGCTGCGAACGCTCGTCCTGTTCGGAGAGCTGCGATGACGATCTTCGAGGTCGCCAAGCGACTCGACGACGTGCTCCGTGCCTACTGGCGCGTCGATGGTTGGTCCTCCAGGGTCGAAGACGTCTACCGAATCGACGTCTCGAAGACGGCCGGGACCGTCACGGTGGTCTTCCTCCGAAAGAGTAGGGCGTTGCCCGGTCTTCGCGCGACGATCGAAATCTTCAGGGCGACGGCGCCTGCCGACGTTGCCATCGAGCTGCGGGAGCCGGTCTCGTTGCCGTAATGGTCTCCGCGAGGCATCCTCGCGCGTGGAGGTCGCCGAATGGATTTCTCGATTCACCGTCCCGTCATGGTCGACGCGGCGAAGCTGAAGCCCGCCCCGTACAACCCGCGACGGATCAGCCGACAGCAGCTCGACGCGCTAAAGGCGAGCATCGCTCAAAACGGCTTCGTCGAACCCGTGGTTGCTCAGCGCGGGACGCTGGTGCTCATCGGCGGACATCAACGACTCGAAGCGCTTCGCCAGCTCTGCCGCGACGCGAACGAGAAGCTCCCGAAGATCCCCGCGGTCCTGCTCGACGTCGACGACCGCCGCGCTCGCCTGATGAACGTCGCCCTGAACCGTATCGACGGCGAGTTCGACGACGCGCTGCTCGGGAACCTGCTCTCCGGCCTCGGAGAGATCAGCGCGGTGGAGCTGCTCGGGACCGGACTCTCCGATATCGAGGTCGCCGCGCTGCTCGTTCCGGAGCTACCGGAGAACGAGACGACCACGTTCGGGCAGAGCGTGACGCTGACCGTCCGGTTCGACACGGTCGAGGAACGCGACGCCGCGAAGGCGCTGCTCAGCGAACGGGCGCAGCGAAGCGGGAAGAAGGCGAGCGTCGTTCTTCGGGACCTTCTCGGCTCGTGACCGCGCCGTCGATCCGTACCGAGCTTCGGAGCGTCTCCGCGCTCTCGAACGATCCGAGGAACGCGCGGAAGCACGACAAGCGGAACCTCGACGCGATCGGCGAGAGCCTGCGCAGATTCGGGCAGCAGAAGCCGATCGTCGTCGACGACGCCGGGGTGGTGATCGCCGGGAACGGAACCCTCGAAGCCGCTCGTCGACTCGGCTGGACGACCATCGCCGCGGCGATCACGACGCTCTCGCCCGAGCAGGCTCGCGCGTTCGCGCTCGCGGATAACCGAACGGGCGAGCTTTCGGACTGGGACCGAGACCTTCTCGGCAGCGAGCTGATCGCGCTCTCGCAGGCCGACGTGGATCTCAAGCCGCTCGGCTGGACGGACTTCGAGCTGGAAGCACTCCTCGGCGTTCCGGACTTCGGACCCGAGACGGAAATCCCTCGACTCGATCAACTGGAGCCGATCGTCTGCCCGAACTGCGGGCACAAGATCGTGCGGAACGATGGCGACTGGTGACCTCCGGATCGCGCCCTGCTCGCACGCCGCGGCGGACTTCGCGGTGAAGACCTGGCACTACTCGCGCTCGATGCCGATCGGGAAGATCGCGAAGTTCGGAGTCTGGGAAGCGGGGAAGTTCGTCGGCGCCGTGCTGTTCGGTCGCGGAGCGTCGCCGCCGATGTACCGGAGCATCGGTCTCCGACAGACCGAGCTGGTCGAACTGGTTCGCGTCGCGCTCGCGTCGCACGAGACTCCGGTGAGCCGCATCCTCTCGATCACGCTTCGGCTCCTTCACCGATCGAACCCCGGGCTCCGCGCCGTCGTCTCGTTCGCGGACATGCGGCAGGGTCACGTCGGCGGCATCTACCAGGCGAGCGGCTGGATCTACACGGGGTCGAGTCGATCGAAGTTCTTCCGGATCAACGGCCACTGGCGGCAGAGTCGCGCGGTCGCGGGCAAGTACGGAACGAGCACGCTCGACGTCCTTCGTCGGAGAGTCGACCCGGACGCGGAGATGGTGGTCTCGGAGAAGCACCGCTACTTCTGGCTGTTCGATCCCGCGCTCCGCCCCAAGTTCGAGGCGCTTCGTAGACCGTATCCACGCGATGGCCGGAGTGGCCGGCCCGGGGGACCCCCCTCGGAGGACGTTCGACCCGATCCCATCGCTCCGTAACTGCCTAGAATCATAAGCGAATTATTCCCTTGCACATGGCCCTAGCTTGGGCTATCCTTCTCTCAGGTCGCCAGACGACCGGAAAGGGAGACGAGATGGACAAGCCGAAAGTGAAACTGACCGGAGGCGACGGGAACGCCTTCACGATTCTGGGACGCTGCCGCAAGGCGGCGAAGCGCGCGGGCTGGGGCGAGGACCGAATCCGCGCCCTCTTCGACGAGATGACCGCCGGGGACTACGAGAACCTCCTCGCGGTCGCGATGCGAAACTTCGAGGTGGAGTGATGTCCTACGAGAACGCACCCGCCACGATTCTCCTCGCCACCAACTGCGCCTGCTGCGGGCGACCGCTCGTCGACGCTACGAGCGTCGAGACCGGGGTCGGTCCCGACTGCCGCCGCAAGTACGGCTACGACGACGCCCAGGGTCCGCCCGACTGGCTCGCCGCGGTCGAGGCGCTCAACCCGAGGCTCGTCCCGAACCTCTTCGGGTCGGGGCGCTCCGCCACCGCGGAGTGGGGGGTCGACGCTCGCGCGGTCAGCAACCTCCTCACCCACCGGTTCGCCCTCGCGACGGACCCCGCCGAGAAGGGAGCGCTCGTCGCCGCCATCGGGTTCCTCGGGTTCACCAAGCTCGCGACGAAGCTCGCCGAGTCGGCGCTCGGCAAGGTCGAGGTACTCCCCGCGGGAGACCGCCTCGCGGTGAAGACCCCGTACCGCGCGGACTTCGTCGCCGCGCTCAAGGCGGCGCGAATCGGCGCTCGCTGGGACCGCGAGACGAAGGTCTGGACGGTCCCGGTCGACCAGCGCGCTCGCGCCGGACTCTGGGGCGCGCTCCGGGCGCACTTCGCGGGGGCTCTCCTGGTCTCCGAGCGAGGGACGACGACGGTCCCGGAGGCGGCGTAGATGGCCACCCTGGTCTTCGTCTACGGGACGCTCCGCCGCGGCGGGCGACTCCACGGCTACCACATGCGCGCCGCCGAGTTCGTCGGTCGGGGGCGCGTCTACGGGTTCGGGATGTACGACCTCGGCTCCTACCCCGCCGCGGTCCCGACCACGAACGCGACCTCGACGCTCGTCGGCGAGGTCTACGAGGTCGACGCCGAGGGGCTCGCCGCCCTCGACCAAGTCGAGGGGGTCCCCCGCTTCTACGGCCGGTCGACCGTCACGGTCGTCCTCGACAACGGCGAGACCTGCGACGCCGAGGTCTACTCGATGCCCCGCCCCCCGCGGGACTCGACCCGGGTCGCCGGAGGGGACTGGATCGCCTACGTCGGACCCCGGAAGGACGATGATTCCCCTTGCTACTGGCCCTAGCTTGGACTACTCTCTGATCGTGGCCAGCGAGCCACGGAAAGGTAGGTTCGAGATGGACGAGTTCACGGTCGACCCCTTCGGGCGGATCGACGACCTCATCGACCGAGCGGCGCTCGGTCTCGGAATCGGGATCGACCCGGACGAGATCGCCGCGACGCTCATCGCCTCCGGCGCTCCGCGCGGGGAGGCGTTCCTCGCGGTCGCCGCGGCGAGCATCATCGAGCGAGACCGCTCGGGAGGCGCGTCATGAGCCGCAAGCGCCGCCTCATCGTCGCCGGCAAGCCCGACGGGCGCTCGCTCGTCTTCTCTTTCGGCTCGAACCTCTCGACGGCGCAGCTCCGGGCGCGCTGCCCGGACATGACGCTCGCCTGCCCGGCGAGGCTCCCCGGGTTCCGCCTCGCCTTCGTCGGATACTCCGCTCGCTGCGGGGGCGGAGTCGCGACGCTCCGCCGAGACCCGAAGGCTTCCGCCTCGGGCGAGCTAGCCCTCCTGACCGACGCCGACCTCGCGCGCCTCGACATGTTCGAGGGGTCGCCGCAGGTCTACCGCCGGACGCAGGTCCGGGTCCGCGCTCGAACCCCGAACGGCGACGAACGCGAGGTGACCGCCTGGACGTACCTCCGCGACGGCGACGAGTGCCCGCCCTCGCCGAGCTACATCGCCCGGATCGCCGCCGGCTACGGCCGACTCGGGTACGACGAGACGACGGTGGTCGCCGCGGTACAGATCGCGGAGAAGATGCTCTCCTTGGCGACTGCGCGCCGCGTCACCGCCGGGCCCTGGAGGGTCTATTGAGTCTCGTCGGCGCGCGACAGTCCGAGGCACCTCGCGCGCTCGTGCGGCTCCTGGAGGCCTGGCCCGAGATTCGCGACAAGTGCTTCACCCCCGACTGCTGCCTGCACGCGACGCGCGTTCTTCTCGAAGCGTGTCGCGTTCTTCTTCCCCGCGCGACCGCTCGCCCGCTTGCCGTCGAGGTCCGTGCGGTGAACGTCGCCGGGCTCCGTCTGATCGACGCGGGGGACTTCACCGCCGAGGAGTGGATCGCGGCCGGCGCGCACATCGTCTGCTGCGGCGGGGACCCTCAGACACCGGAGGAACGAGAGCAGCTCGCGCACCTGACCGGCTGGTCCGGGCACCTCGTCCTCGTCGTCAACGGTCGGTGGTTCGTCGACGGCTCCACGGCGCAGATGAATCGACCGGCGAAGAATCTCCTCGTCCCGCCCATCGTGCTCACTCAAATCGCGCCCCGGCACCTGAGGGGCTGCGGATTCGCGCTGCCGTTGTCGGACGGCGGTCGGGTGGCGTACCGCGCTACCCCCGAGGTCACCGAATACGAAGACCTGCCAGGGTTTCAGCGACACGCCGTCAACCTCGAAGTGGCTCGTCGTCTGGTGGACCGTGCGGCGTAGCTCCCCCGCCCCGACCGGCGCCGTGCTCTACGTCAGGGTCTCCACCGCTCGCCAGGCGACCGAGGGAGTCTCGCTCGAAGCGCAGGAGGCCGCCTGCGTGCGTCACGCCGAGCGGATCGGACTCCCAGTCCTCGCCGTCTTCCGCGACGGAGGCATCAGCGGCAAGGAAGAACTCGCCCATCGTCCCGGGCTCGCCGCCGCGGTCGCCGCCTGCGGCGAGCAGAAGGCGGTCCTCGTCTCCTACTCCGTCTCCCGAATCGTTCGGCGGCAGCGTCTTCTCTGGAACCTGCTCGACCCGGATGGCGAAGTCGGGCTCCGAATCTCGTCGGCGACCGAGCCGTTCGACACCAGCACCCCGATGGGTCGCGCGATTCTCGGGATGATCGGGGTCTGGAGTCAGCTCGAATCGGACATGGTGAGCCAGCGTACGCGCGACGCGCTCGCGTACGTCCGCTCGCAGGGCAAGCGGCTCGGTCGTCCACCGGAGCCGCTACCCGAGCGAACCTACAACCGCGCGTGCGTACTCCGGTTCGACTGCAAGCTCTCGTGGCGCGTCGTCGCGCAGCGACTCACGGCCGAGGGCTACCCCGCGGCGCGCGGTGGCCTCGGACACGACCCGAAGACTCTTCGGATCGCGTTCCGTCGGATCAGCCAGGCGCAGGCATCGGCGGGAACGACTCGGTCGTGATCCCCGCGGCCGTCAGCGTCGCGAGGTCGTAGCGCCGCGAGTCGATGATCCGTCCGAGCGTGAACCGCTCCGACGCCCCGTTGATGGTTGCCGTTCCGGCGGTCGTGACGCGCCGCATGTAGTCGGTGATCGAGAGCATGGTCGAAAGTGTGTCAGGATCTCCCCGATGCAGCAAGACGACCCGTCCCGACGGGAAGCCTACGAGCTGGTCCTCGCGGCGCTCTCCGAGCAGGCCGACGCCGCGAGGCAGGACATCAAGGCGTTCTTCGACTGCGTGATGAGGCAGGAGCACTCGCTCACCGAGGTTCGGTGCGCCCCCCACCAACGGGTGCTGTTCGACTTCGTCGAGGCGCACCCCATGTGCGTCATCCGGCTCCCCGTCGGCACGGCGAAGACGACCTCGATGGCGGCTCTGACGCTCCACCTACTCGGGAGGGATCTCACCGGTCGAGGCGCGATCGTCTCCGCGACGCAGGCCCAGGCGATGAAGCCGCTCGGCATGGTCCGCGACTACATCGAGACGAGCCCGCACCTCCGGATGGTCTTCCCGAAACTCCGGCGCTCGCGGAGGAAGACCGACTCGTGGACAATCGGCGAGATCACGATCGAGCGTCCTCCCGGTATCCGCGACCCGAGCCTGGTCGCCGTGGGCATCGACGGTGCGATCCAGGGCGCTCGTCTTTCCTGGGTGGTCGTCGACGACATCCTCACCCGCGAGAACACGGCGACGGAGGACGGGCTCAACAAGGTCCACGAGTGGTTCGGTTCGACCGTCCTCTCCCGCGTCGACCCGGACGGCGGGCGAATCGTCATCACGAACACGCCCTGGTCGCCGCACGATCTCACCTACCGAATGGAGGAAGCGGGCTGGCCCACGCTGACGATGGACGTGCTCGGCAACGTCACCGTCTCGAACGCCGACGACTGAGACTCCCCCGAGATCGTCCCGAGCGCTCGCCCGGGCGAGGTGTACCGGCTAGCGAGACACGCCGAGGCGCTTACCGATCGTGGCGAGGTCTCCGAGGAAACGGTCCCGCTTTGGCCCTGGCGCTACGATTGGACCCGGATCGAAAAGCTCCGACAAGACAACTTGCCGGTTCACTTCAACCAGCTCTACCTCTGCATCTGCCGCGACGATAAGTCGGCGCGCTGCAAGCAGGAGTGGATCGACGGCTGCAAAAAGAACGGCATGGGCGAGTCGCTCGTTCATCTCGCGTCGGGAACGAACGCGACGTTCACGGGGCTCGACCTCGCGGTCGGCAAGGGCGCGCAGTACGACGCGACGGCGTTCTTCACGTTCGAGCAGCTCCCGGACGGCAAGCGGCGAATCCTCGACATCGAGTTCGGGCAGTGGGACGGCCCGACCATCGTCGGCAAGGCGAAGGACAAGGCCGAGCGCTACAAGAGCGTGATCCGCGTCGAGAACAACGCCGCGCAGCAGTACATCGTCCAGTTCATGCGCGCGATGAACGCGAGCATCCCCGTCCGAGGGCACGCGACGGGACGGAACAAGGCGCACCCCGAGTTCGGCGTCGAGGGTCTCTTCATCGAGCTTCGGAACGGCGCCTGGATCATCCCCTGCGATTCCCGCGGGCGCTGTCACTCGGCCGTCGACGAGTTCATCAAGAACTGCCTGTACTACCAGCCGGGCGAGCACACGGGAGACGTGCTGATGGCCGCGTGGCTCGCGCGCGAGCAGGCGCGCGAGTTCGGCATGGCCGCGGGGCGTCCCGTGCTCAGCGCGGTGAACAAGGTCGCCGATCTGGCGAAGAGTCTGCTCGCACGATAGGCTCGGGGGTGGAGGTACCACCCCATGAAGACCGCTCCGAGGCTCTCGTGACCGACGCCAAGTCGGCCGTCGTCCTGTTCGATCCTTCCGGCGAGGAACCCGAGGGAGAAGTTCTCTCCGGTCATCGTCTCTCAGCCGCTCGTGCTCGCAGCGTCGACACGCTCCCGGTCGACGTGACGCTGCTCCGTTCCGGAGCGCTCTCCGGCTACGCGCGCCGCTGCTACGGTCGCGGCTGGCGATACGACGCCAACCAGTCCGGGCGTGGTTGCCCGCTCGTACTTCACGCGAGCGCGCAGTACCCCGAGATCCATTGGCTCGTCCGCCTCGTTCCCGACCCGGAGCTGAAGCAACGAGCCGGGCACCTCCGGGTAGCGGTCGACACGGCGCAGGCGGGCGCGCAGGCCGCGGGCCTCTCCCCCCGGGGCTCCCCGCTCAATGCCGGAACGATCGGAGACCCCGACGCCTTCGGCGGCTGGTCGTGGGGTGGCGACTCGCACGTCACCCTCGTCGGCGACCAGCTCCTCGGGCTCCAGCTCTACGGCGCGCTTTCCGGCCTGCGCGTCGCGTGGTGGGCGGTGTCGCAGGGATGACCCAGAAGCAGATGTTCGAGGCGTGCGTCGAGATCGCGCCCAACTTCCGGATCGGCATCGAGTATCCGGTGCTTGGCCGTTCGCTCATGTGGCGCGGCACGCCTCGCGGAACCCTCATCGAACTGTCTGCTGGCACCATCTTTCCGGACAACGCCGCCTTCGAGCCCAACTTCACGTTCCTGCTGACACAGGCCGTCATCACGCTTCGACAGGCAGTGTAGATGTCGCTCCTCCGATCCTTCACGCACAACGTCGTGATCCATCCCCTGCTGTTCGTTCGCGACGTCGCCGAGCAGGCCGGGCTCGCGGGCGTCGCGGTGCTGCTCTCCCGCCTCCATGACCGGCACGAGCTAGGTGGGTTGCATCACGAGATACAAGTCGCCGACGACGGGGTCCCCGAGCAGTACCCGTGGACCGAGAAGGCCGATTCGATGGTGTATCGTCCTCCGCGTCCAGCCATCCCGCCCCCCGCCGAGCGCCCCCTGCCCGGTAGCATCGCCGCTCGTCGAGGGCGTGCGCGAGGGGGGATGAACTGAAGCCATGCCCGCCGCCACCGTCATCCCCATCGGTCGATCCATCGCGCTCGCGTCGAGCTTCGGCGTCGACGAGACCACGCTCGGGCCGCAGTTCCGAGTCCGGTCCATCATGGACTCCGAGCGTTACCGCCTGCTCGACCGCCGGCAGGCGTACTATTCGTGCTCGATCCACGATTGGAAACAGTACGACTTCGACGGCCGGCTCATCCAGCAGGGCAACCCGCTACTCGGGCAGCCGCTCCTCGCGAGCGAGCCGGCCAACTGGTACGTCCCGCTGAAGTACCGCCGCCCCTCCGCGCCGTACCGCCTCGCCCGCGCCATCGTCGACGCCTTCACGAACCTCCTTTTCGGCTACCAGCGCTGGCCGACCGTCCGCTCCCCGGGGGACGGCGAGACCGAGGAGTTCGCCCGCGCCGTCGTCGACGCCGTCCACCTTCGCACGCTGATGGTCCGGGCCCGTACGCTCGGGGGCGCCGTCGGCACGGTCGGGCTCTCGTGGCGCATTGCGAAGGGCATCCCCCGCGTGCGCGTCCATTCGGCGAAGCACCTGTACGTCCATGCCTGGGCCGACCGCGAGCTGCTCGTCCCGTCGCACGTCACGGAGATTTACAAGTTCCCCCGCGACGAGTGGGACCAGGAAAAGAAGCAGTTCATGCGGAACTGGTACTGGTTCCGGCACGACTGGACCTCGGTCGCCGACGTCGCGTTCCACGAGATCAAGGACTACGTCGGCGCCGACCCGTCGTGGACGATCGACGAAGAGAACAGCTACCGGCACGACGACGACTTCTGCCACTTCGTCTGGGTCCAGAATCTCCCGACCGACTCCGAGGACATCGACGGCGTCCCCGACTACGAAGGGCTCTACGAAAACTTCGACGCGCTCGACATGCTCAACAGCGTGCTCGCGCGCGGCACGACGCTGAACCTCGACCCGCCGCTCATCCTCAAGCTCGACCCGGAGATCGTCGCGCACTCCGGGATCAAGAAGGGCGCGGACAATTCGCTCGTCGTCGGGCTGTCCGGAGACGCTCACTACATGGAGCTGGCGGGAACCAGCGTTCAGGTCGGCACGACGCTGTTCTCGAAGATGCGCGAGAGCGCGCTCGAAGTCGCGCAGTGCATCATCCCCGACCCGAACCAGATCGGCGCCGCGGGTACCTCGTCCGTCGCGCTGAAGGTCATCTACGCGCCCATGCTCGGCAAGGCCGACGTCCTTCGCGAGCAGTACGAGAACGCGATGCGGCTCCTGCTCTCGCAGATCACCCGGTCGGCTCGCCGGCAGATGGACGGCCCCCCGGTCGTGCTCGTCTCCGACGCCGGAGACGAAACCGAGATGGAGCCGTTCATCGATCTGCCGCCGCGGGTCGTCGTCGAGGACGTGCTCGACCCCGATACGGGGGAGCCGTCGGGCGAGAAGCGCGATCGTCGCGTCCCGCTCCGTCCCGGCCCGACCGAGCTGTTCGCCTTCGACTGGGGCGACTACTTCCTCCCGACCCCGGCCGACCAGCAGCAGACGGCGACCACCCTTTCGCAGCTCGTGACGAGCAGCCTGCTCTCGCAGGAGTCGGGGGCGGACCTCGCGTCCCGGGTCGTCCGGATCGATCCCCGGACGGACTGGGAGCGAATCCAGAAGGACAAGGCGGCGAAGGCGAAAGAACAGGCGATGGCGCAAGGGGCGCCCCCCGACGCCTTCGGGGGTATGGGGGGGCACGTCGACGACGAGGGAGACCTACCCCCCGGAGCGCTCCCGCGGAGCGGGCGGGGACTCGGCGAGGGCCCTCCGGCGGGTCTCGACAAGGCGGGGCTCGGGACCTTCACGGTCGACGAGACGCGCTCCGCGATGGGGCTCGCCCCGCTCGGGGGCGAGACGGGGAAGCTCACCCTCGCGGAGTTCCAGGCCCGGGCGAAGGCCGGGTCGCTCGACAGGGGGTAGGCGGGTGGCGCGGGGCGACCCCGTCGACGTGCTCCGGATCAACCGGCAGCAGGCGAAAACACTCGTCGACCGGGTCGGCGGCAAGGCCGTCCGGTTCCTCCTGACCGACGCGGCGGATGATCTCCGGAAGCGACTCTCGGAATCGATCCGGACCGGCTCCACCACCCCGACGAGCGAACGTGAAATGCGCATCGCGCTCGCCCAGATCGAGGACGTCGCCCGGGCGACCGCGCGACAGATCGGTCGAACCGCCGCTTCGACCGCGGGCAGGGCGGCCGAGGTCGGCGCCAACGGGCTCGCCAGGTACCTCAAGCAAGCCCAGGCCAGGTACGGATCGAAGGCCGCCCCGCTCGCCATCCGAGAGGGCGCGATGCTCAGGCGCTCCGTCCAGGGCGCCGAGGCCACCGTGCTCCGACGCCTCGCCACGACCGAGCAGGCGCTCGCCGCGTCCGCGACCTCCACCGACGCGCTCTCCGGACAGCCAGCGCGCATCCAGCTCACGAACGAGACAAGCGTGCTCACGCGCTACTCGATGGAAACGATCGGCGAGTTCGAGTCGGTGCTCTCCACCGCCGTCGTGACCCGGAAGCCCTGGGTCGACGTCCGCGACGCCATCGTCGAGAAGAGTCCCTTCCTTCAAGGCGCTCCCGCGTTCTGGGCCGAGCGGATCGTGCGCACCGAATGTCTGGGCGCGCTGAACCGCGCCGGTTGGGAAGGAATCCGCTCCGCCGATGACGACCTCGGCGACATGGTGAAGATCCTCTCCGCCACGTTCGACAACCGTACGGGCTGGGACTCGTACCAAGTTCACGGCCAAATCAGACGACCCGACGAAGCCTTCGCGTGGGCTGGCGGGCTCTACCAGCACCCGCCGAATCGCCCGATCGACCGAGAGATCGTAGTCCCGCATCGGCTCTCGTGGGCCCTTCCCTCCGAGCTGACGTGGCGCAGCGACGCCGAGGTGGTCGCCGCGTGGCAGCGCGACCGGCGCAAGGGTGCTCCGCCGCCGCGGCCGAACATGACCACGATTCCTCTTTCGCGCTTCGGCTGATACCGTCCTCTCCATGAACGCCGCACGACTCGTCGTTGGAGACGGAACCGCGCTCGTCGCCGTCGACGCAGCTCCGAACCCCACCGAGCCTCCGCCTGGTCGAGTCTTCACGCTTCCGAACCGAGGCGGCGTCGCGACGTCGCTCTGGCTCACCGCCGAGGGCGGGACCCCGACGGTGGAACTCTGGCTTCAGGCGTTCGGTTCCCCCGGGCGCTGGTATCGCTGGAACAACTCCGCCTTCGCCATCGCGCAGGACGCCCTTCAGTTCCTCGCGCTCGGCGCTTTCCCTCTGGACATGCCGGCCTTCCTCCGGGTCACCGTCGTGAACGCCTGTACGCGCATCGGCGGCGGCCTGACGATCTGACCACCCCCTTGCGCGTCAACCCGCGCCTGATACTCTCCCCTCGATGGCGAAGCCGTTCCGCGTGACGTCGCAGGCTCAGGTGGGCCGCACCTCGGACGGCAAATTCACGCGGCTCGTCGGCTCCGCGCCTCCGCAGGTCATCGACGAAACGATCAAGCGCGGCATCGAGCTGAACCAAGTGATCCGCGAGCAGCAGGTTCCCGATCGTCTCGTCGGAACCGGCGCTCCGAAGAACGTCGCTGGACCTCGCGCGCAGGCGAAGGCTCCGGTCTACCCGGATGCGATTCCGTGGCCGGAGGCCGGGCCGACGAACGACGCGAACCGCAAACCGTTCAAGGTGAGGTGACAGATGGCGACCGGCGACGGAAAGACGCAAGGCGACGGAAGCACGAGCCCCTTCGGTGACGGCGGGGGGAAAGTACCAGGAGCAGGAACCATGGCAGGCAACGACTTCGTGAAGAACCCCGCTGGCGGCACGACCCCCGGGGCGGGCAACAACTTCCTCACCAACCCCTCGGGCGCTGGCCCTACCGGAGACAAGCCCATGAACGTCGCAGAAGGTGGCAAGGACGCCCAGAAGAAGGGCGAGAACGTCGACCTGAACCCCGAGAGCGAGATCCGCGAGAAGGGACAGCTCGTCCCGCTCATCGATCGACCCGACGCGGGCACTGGTTCGATCGGCAACGCGCACAAGCCCTTCAAGGGCATCTGAGGTAGCGCGTGGGTCAAGTCGTCATCAGCGGCAGCTACCAGGCGGGTCCTCCGCAGGTAGGAGCGGGATTCCC